CCTTGTGACTAGAGAAAACATGAGCCTCTCATTACCCTTACAGCTAGGCTCTGGGAGTACCTTCACTTTTTTAATCCACATAGCAAAGCGTATCAATCCATAACCAATCACAACAACAAGAAATCCTGTAGCAAGGAATGGCGTTGAAATAAATAATCTAATCCGCTTGTTCATCGTGCGGTCCGCACGGCATACGCCCATGATTCTTTGAAGTTAATGGCAAAGTCTGACCTGGCTTTGCTTGCAAACTTATCAATGTCGAAGCGCTTGCTGTAGTTGGCACGTTTAACAAACATTAGGATTGGTCGTATGTCTGAACCATGCGTGCCCGTCTTAGCCCAGATACCACGATGTAAATGATCCGCACCGCTGGCATAGAAGTAAACAACACCATTGATCTTGACGTACTTACTTTGGCGTTTGCCTTTGGAGTTCTTATCGGTACGCTTAGCAAGCTTTGCTCTTGTCTCAGCTGTACTGTTTGCTTTGTAACCCTGCTCACCAAAGCCACCGAAGTATGAGATTAATTTAACGATCAACGATGCTGGCACGTTGCCGTACTGATTCAACTCATTGAGCTCTGATGCTGGTACGATATCTTCATTGAAACCAAGCATGCCAAGCTTACGGAATGCCAGCTCATAGCGTGCAAGTCTTGATTGACCACCGTTGAAGTGGTGTCCTAGTACATCAGCTGGACTATTGCCACCTGACTTGGAAAGAAGCCCCTGATCTTTAACACCGAAGGCTGCTACCAGGTCACGCTTATTGGCGCTTGAGTTGAATACAGAATTCATGGTGTAGCGTGTTGGCTGATCAAATACGCTCATGAACTTTGCACGCATATCATCAGCGCCCTGCTTTACTGTCTTGGTCAAAGCAACAGCAGCTGCAAACGGCACTTGTTTAGAAAACCTGTCAACAAATCCAATTGTTTGATTGATGTCTGATTTGAAACTGATCTGCATGATTAAGCTGCTTTCTGGTTATTCATGGTCAAATGGTTTTTTAAGCGCTGCCGGTAATCGTTCATGCTCTCCCCGGCATGGGCATCAATGCCAATCTCTCGACCTTTAGCAATCGTTCCTTCATCAGTCATCAGCCAGCTATTGTCGGTCTTTGGTTTTAGTTCATTGCGAATGATTGCATCGAGGTAACCAGCTGCTATCTTTTCAGGCCATGGTTTGTTCTGCCTTGCAAGCTGTACACACTGCTCTATCAGATCAACAGAGATTTTGTCTGTAACCCACTTGCATAAAATCGGATTAATGCTGGTAACAGCAACGTTGAGTTTAATCAAACGACACGCAAGCAATCCTTCGGGTCTCGCTGGTGAATTTTCTGAGACGGTTTTTTCTTTCTCGCGCGGTGTTGTTTTTTCTACGTTAGTAGTAAAAACAACTGGATAGTTAGATGGATAGTTAGAGTTAAATGGCTTTACCGCCTTAGGTAAAGTGGCTTTACCGCCTTCATTATTAAGGTGGTTAAATTGTTTTACCGCCTTATTGGCAATTTCATCATTAATTTCAGGTTCATTTTTAGCTGGTGGGAACGTAGCTTTGTATTCATTTCGTGCCCACTTTTTACCTGCGTAACCATGTTTTGAAACTTCAATAAATCCAGCATCTTCTGCTGCTTTTAAGCATGAAATTACAGTTGGTTTACTTAACCCAGTTTCACTGCATAACGTCTCGATTGATGGAAAGCAGCTTTCACCAGCATCATTCATGTGGCACCCAAGCGTATGCAGAACAAGCCGCGCACTCGATGGAAGTGACGACTTTAATACCGCACCACGCCATGTAAAGTAATCCACATTTTTCAATTTAATCACCTATAAAAGGATGACAACTTGTCACTCTTAATCACAAAAAAGTTAATATAAAAAAACTACTATCAAACAAATACAACCCCATAAAGGATGACAATCTGTCACCCTTATTTACCCATCAAAACCCTATTTTTTCGCGGAAATGCGCGGCGCAATTTCCGTTTTTTTACCCACTTAGCTGCTGTAAAAGTTCTCAAACCGCATCAGGTGAGGCACAAACGTTGTACGAACAGACCCAATTGGCCCATTACGTTGTTTTGCAACGATAATCTCAGCCGTTCCCTTATCAGGTGTATCCGGGTGATACACCTCATCCCGGTAGATAAAGAAAATGTTGTCAGCATCCTGTTCAAGCCCCCCGCTATCACGCAGATCACTCATCACCGGACGCTTGTTCGGGCGCTGCTCAAGCCCACGATTCAACTGAGATAGCAGAATGATTGGTAATCGCAACTCTTTGGCTAGTAACTTCAATGCACGCGAAATATCGCCAATCTCATTGCTCCTGGTATCGCTGCCGGACAGTGCAATCAGCTGTACATAATCGATCACAATCAAGTGAAGCTCACCGTTTAACTCTCGATATAAACGTCTGGCACGCGCACGTATATCGTTCACGTTCAGCGTGCTTTCTTCATCCAGGTAAATGCCCTTATCCTTCAGGTCATGCACGGCCTTGGTGATTAAAGACCACTCATCATCATTTACACGACCAATACTTACACGTTGCGCAGGCAACCTAGCTACGCTGGAAAGCAAACGCATGCCCAGCTGGTTGTTAATCATTTCAAGGCTGAACACGGCGGCATTCTTACCTTGCTTCAGAGCGCAGTTTTCAACGATATTTAATGCCAAAGAGGTCTTACCCATACTTGGGCGTGCTGCAATGATGTTTAACTCACCAGGCTGCATGCCAGTGGTTTTTGTATCCAGATCATCCAACCCGGTGCGCAGACCTGTTACGTCATCTTTACTTTCACGCATGTACATTTCATCAATCTTGTCGATCACAGATGACATCACATCATTGATGTGCTGCATGGTGTTGTTGGCGCGATTCAGAGTCTCACCCACCGTCATCCAGCGGCTTTGTGCAAAGTCCAGCAGATCCTTGGCAGACATACCATTGCGCTTATTGATTTTTTCGGAAATTTCCGCGGAAATAGCGCCCATTTTGCGCATTAATGAATAATCACGCACAATCTCAGAATAACGCATGATGTTTGCAGCACCTGGCGTGTTCTGAATGATATTAACCAGATAAGTAATGCCACCGGCATCTTCCAGAAGCTTATGACTGTCTAAAAACTCACCAACAGTCACAACATCTACAGGCTTTGAAGCATCCAGCAGCTGACTTATTGCGCGGAAAATCATGCGGTGTTCACGCGGATAAAAATCATACTCAGTAATGACGCCAACAATCTTGTCATAAGCCGTGTTATCAATAAAAATACCGCCCAGCACACTCTGTTCAGCATCCTCGCTGTACAAAGGTTTAATTTCTGATTCTTCATGCATACTCATGTCAAGCCCCTGGATTCCAGCGCTGCCAATCATCACGACAGTCCTTGTCGCACCAGCGCAATCCAACCGCTATTTGATCACCACACTCAATACATATTCCAATAGCATCAACTGCACATTTTTGGCACGTATCATCATTCTGCACGCCGCATTTAGGACACACACAAACAGCAGAGATTACTACTTTGTTATTAAGGGCTTCACTGAGCGCAATTCCACGCTCCTGCATTTCCCGCTCTGTAGCTTGATCGTAAATATCAACCATAATGATCAATCAACTTTCATATCGCCAATACGCGACACAATTGCCGCAAACCTGGCCTGTACATCGGCAGCCTCGTTTTTAATGTTTTCAAATTCCTTGGTAGTGATCTTTCCATCGGCCCAACTTTGCTGAAACGCCCGGGTAAAGTCGGCCATCTCATTGATGATGTCCATAAAACCATCCAGCAATGACATGTCACCGGACTCTGGAAATTCAGGGAGCGGAATCACCACATGATTCAAAGTAAAGGCCATTGCCTCTAAAATACGAAAGTCCCCTGATATTGATTGCATCTTTACGCTTTCATCCAGTCGCAAATGATGCGTATCAAGGCGTGGATCCACCTTCTTATTAAGAACATTAGGGCTTACATCACCCATACGCTGGGCTAATGCAGCAACCCCGCCAGGGAAATCATGTGCTGTATGAAAAGCAGCATCTTCTACATTAATTATCATAATAAAACCTCCATGAATACGGCTAAATTTACATAAAATCGCCGTATTTTTAGTTTTAAATCAAATACATACTTCATTCATCAACACAACAAAGAGTAATACTTAAAATGTATATATCGCATCACGCACCAGGCAAAAAGATACCCGCAACCGGAGACCGGCTACGGGCATTAAAGTTGGAGGCAATACGTCCAGTTCTCTGGCATATCCGGCATACAACCGTACCGACGCGGCGGGAAAAGGTGGGGCTGCCCTGCATGCTAGAATCCAAGTTCCCCAACCTGATTACCAACATTTTTAAGAAAGGCAGCACCATGACCACTGACGAGCGCATAGCAGCATTACATGAAAGATTAGAACAGTTGGTAGATGCACACAGAACCTTAGCTGCCAGGCACGAAGGCTTAATGATGAGCTGCAGATCATTGTTGCCACTCATACAGATCGACCAATCGACAAAACAAAGATTAATGACCGGCGCTTACGATGCATTGACAATGCACATGGACGCCGCGAACTTTGATGATGAATTTCAAAAATGCGCACGCACGGCAATTGATGAAGTTTTCTCAACGATTTAAGCTTGCCAGGGATATAAACACCATGACCAGAAAAAGAGTTATAGATAGCGTTGATATTCACGCGGCTTTTTCCTCATGCAATTCTGGCCAGATTAATTGCCAATCATCAGGGCGAAGATCTTTTCTTGAAACATCTCCATTAGTAGCCATTTCAATCGCAAAGCACTTCTCAATTGGCACCGGCCTGAAATCTTTATCTGTTTTATCTTTAGCCCAGCGACATACATCCGGCGCATACGCACCAATTGATTTTGCTAATAAAGATGTGTTTCCACGCCTCTTTAGTAGATATTTTTTAAGTTCCATATTTTCATATTAGCTAATCGCTAATCACACGTCAATAGCTTTTAGCTAATTAACATTATTAGCGAATTGCTATTAAATGGAGTAATGATGAAAAACATAGATGAAATTCGCAGAAATAGGCTTGAAGATTTAGTAAATGAAACAAAAACTAAATCATTAGAGGAAGTTGCGGAAATCGCAGGGACTTCATCTGCCTATTTAAGCCAAATTAGAAATCAGCTGCCAGACTCAAAAACTGGAATTGCTAAGAAAATGGGGGATAAAGTCGCTGAAAAACTAAGACTAGCGTTTAATAAACCCATTGGATGGATGGATACAGACCACCAACCTAAACCATTAATTGACTATAACGTAGTAGATACTCAAGCAATAATAAAAAGATGCCCTTTAATATCGTGGGTACGAGCTGGGGAGTTATGTGACGTGGGGCATGTTTATAGCGTAGAGGATGCAGAGGAATGGCTGATTTGTGGCGCTCCGCATAGTAATAGAACTTTCGCACTAAGAGTTGTTGGTGATTCAATGTCACCAGAATACCAGGAAGGATGGCATATATTTGTAGATCCTGATGTTCAGGCTCAGCATAATGATGATGTTATCGTCCGCGATGAAACTGGCAATGCCACTTTTAAAAGATTACAAATTACTCCTGAAGGCAACTTTTTACTAGCTCTAAATCCGGATTATCCGAATAGGATAATAAAAGTACCTGGCAGCAGTACAATTTGCGGTGTTGTAATTTACTCTGGGAGAAAAAGAAAATGACAGAAACATATACTGGATTAGGTTTTATTACAGTCATGTTTTTAGTTGCTTTAGCAATATTGTGGTTCCTATTACCATTTGCGATATTTGGTACCAAAGATCTCCTTAAGCAATTAATCAAAGAAACAAAAGAAACTAATCAGCTGCTAAAAAAATTAAACGGCATTCAGGAAAAAGACATCCTGATACAAAAATATAATAAATCAGAAATATCTGAAATAACCCCGGGTGGATAATTATTATGGCTATATTTGAAAGCGATCACATTTGCATTGCCTGTGGCCACATAGGCGAACCGAAGAAAATTGCAAACAGCAGCTTTGCTGTAGAAATAATTGTATGGGCAGTTTTTATAGCTGTCGCCGCATCAACATCATTCTTAATACTCATTGCGCCACTCGCCTATTCACTATCCCGCACATTTAACAAAAAAATTGTGTGCGGGCTATGCAAAGGCACGCAGATCATTCCAGTAGATTCTCCAAATGGTAAAACACTCATTAACAAAAATAACTTAAACGACCAAAAATGAAAATACTTTACATCGCACTAATACCGCTACTATTTACCGCATGCACCCCACATACAATTGGCGGCGTTAGAGAACTAGGCCCATCAAAGTCAGCCTCATTTGAAGCTCCAGAAAATTACCAGCGCTTATACAAGAAAATATTGGAACAAACCCAGCAATGCAGCGATGGATGGATGATAACAGCACAAATGGTTACTGAAGGAAATTTGGATCCGGACAATAAAACCGGAACTGTTGCAGTATCACTTCGCGGCGGCCTTGGTACAAATTATTACCAGGTAATCGACATTAAGGAAATTGGCGAAAACAAATCTAAGGTCACGGCATTTTACTCAGTTGGATCCCCAGAGGGTCATTCAAAATTACTTAAAAAATGGGCGTTGGATGATTACAGGAAATGCTCATTATAAAATAATCTTATATATAAAAATTTGGGGGGATAGTTTGAATAAACATGAATTTGGCGGTGAGTGGACTGGTCTAAAACTTCAATCTATTGCAGCTTATTTAAATGCATTCAATACTGCACTATCAAAAAACAACTGGTGTACCAGGGTTTATATTGATGCATTTTCAGGTACGGGACAATGCGACATTACCATTAATAATGAAAAAGTAAAAATTGATGGTTCAGCTAAAATTGCACTCGATACAAATCCCCCATTTCATGAATTCCACTTTATTGATTTAAAGAAAAGACATACAAAAGCAATTAAAACGCTTTGTGAAAGCTACCAAAACTGCAAAACAAATGTGTATCAAGATGATTTTAATCACGCACTACCTCAGATAATTTCAAAATTATCTAATCAGCACCGCGGTGTTATATTTATAGACCCATACGGAATGCACACAGACTGGAAAACTCTAAAAACTATCGCCGATTCTAAAAAATTGGATGTTTGGTACCTATTCTCACTATCAGGATTTTTTAGACAGGCAACAGTAAATGAAAGAGATTTAGAAGAAGAAAAACATCAAGCAATCATAAGATTGCTAGGCGATGAAAATTACAAGAGTACTCTATATAAAGAGCCACCTATTCAGGATTTGTTTGGATATGATCAGAACAAAGAAAGGGGAAACTGGAAAGATCTGTGTAAATATACTACCGAAAGACTAAAGACTATTTTTCCACTTGTCCTTGAACCAAGAATAATTTACGGTGATGGTAAAAGACCTAAATTTGCATTGTATTTTGCTGTAAGCAACACAAGCAAAGTTGCTCAAGGGGTCGCCAAGAACATAGCTTCTCATATTCTTGCATCAGGATAGTTATCCCATAACTTACCGTCAAGAATCCTACCGTTTTCAATTTTTGCACGCTTTTTCCCATCAGCACCCCAACCGCCCCACTGTTTGAAAAAGAATGCCACATTTGCAGCCTCGCATTGATTACGAATGCTTATGGCCCACTGCTCTTTCATTGGCCTGGCATTTTTTCCACTCTCACCGCCTACAATAACCCAATCAATTTCATCAAGATTTATAATTCCAATATCTTCAAGTAGCGGTTCTACTGATAAAAATTTTATTTTTACGTTTTTTACTGCCTGCAGCTGCTTAATTCGTGGTATTCCATACTCTTTATCCTCAACAGAAACACCAAGCCACATATTACCTGGAGCTTTCTTATTGCAAAAAAATAAAGGAAGTCTATCTGCTCGCTTAGTTAACACCTGGTAAGTATGTTGCGGTGTTTGCTCCATTACAGACAAAACTTTTTCAATATATGAATCAGGCACATTTTCATGAAATAAATCACTCATGGAATTTACAAAATAGGTAGTAGCCTTTTTACGTCCAAGAGGCTGATTCAGTCGTTGAGGCTGAAGCGTAAGTTCAAAAGCGTTTTCATAACCACTAGCACCCATAGCCTGTAGTCGATGACTCATTTTTTCAGCATAGCAGTACTTACATCCCGGGCTGATTTTAGTACAACCTGTTACCGGGTTCCAAGTTTGCTCAGTCCACTCTATTTTACTTTCAGTTGCCATACATAATCCTTTGCCAAATTATAACTATTTGCGTAGATCCCTTGCATATTATTTCGCTTAAATTTCACAGCAATATTTCATGTTTTAAAAATAATAACACAACATTAGCGATTAGCTATTGACACATTATTAGCTAATCGCTAATCTATTTCAAAGCGTCACCTAAACAACGTTAGGGAGTTTTGAAAAATGCACACACAAAATGATCTGCAGCGAGCATTCAACAGAGCAAAACTAGCCAATTTTGGTTACACGCTTGAAAGCGCACTGGCTAACAAAGGCCTTGCGATTTGTTTAAACCGGCTGGCAAACAACTATGCAAAACGTAGACCAGCCCCAGTAGCAAAAGTCTACTGGTACAACAAAATTTAAGGTTGATGCCATGCAAACAGAACACAAAGCAGCACTACTAGACCTATTTGTCACCGTTCCGGAGACAGAACTACCTAACGGCACCGTAGTGCCATCATTTCAGGTCGGCCAATACGCAACCAGCCAATCAGATGACAGTAAAGCTATCATCGTGGCAGATCGAAAACCATGGGTGAGCATTAATTATCACCGGGCGAATGAAGCCGCAGCAGCTGCCGGTTACAAACTGATATCAGAACTGCAATGGCTGTCCATCGCGCATAACGCAGTCAACGTTGATGCCAACTGGACAAAAGGCAAGGTCGGAGAAGGCAAGCTATTCCGTGGAATCCGCAAAGGCAATGTATCAAGCGCCCAACCCGGTAACTTTGAACCAACCGACAAAAAAGAACGCCGCTGGATAACCCTAAGCAATGGCGAAAAAATCTGTGACATGAATGGCAATGTCTTTTCATGGGTATTTGATGACCTTCATGGCGATGAAAAAGGTGTGATCAACAAACGCTTTGAAGACTCAGACCCATCCCTCACAACAGCACCCTACCCTAGCCTAGAAAAAGGCATGGGATGGCGACCTGATAGCGGCCGCGATCGGTCCGGCGATGCGCTCGTCCGAGGCGGCTACTGGTTCTCGGACGACTATACCGGCGTGTTCTGTCTCGACAGCGTCTGTCCCGACTACGACGGCATCTACGTTGGCTTCCGCTGCACCAAGAGTCTCTAGTCCCTTCTCACCCATCCCGCATGCTGTGTAACGGCAGGCGGGTTTAACAGGAGCTTAAAAATGAATTTAGCAATTTCAGAAAAAACAGACATCCGCACAGTACAAACGCTGATCGATGAAGCCAAAGCAATGGGCCTTCGTGTCGTGCATAAGCCAGATCCGAAACATCGGAAAGTGATCAATATCAGTGAGGCAGCTGAACAGCGCCGCATGCAGATGTGTGTATCACCAGAGGCAGCGTGATTATGAGCCTCAACCCAATACAGCCAACAAGGCCAGAAACTCGACATCCGCTTGATGAAGTCACATCGAGCAGGTTTATTTACGATGCATTGCGCGTTGTAGTTTGCATTTCCATCATCGTGGTTCTTACTTATCTGGCATGCAGCTCAAGTATTCAATGGCTTTCCTACCTATGGTACGGCGCAGTATTTGTGCTTGGCTACTTGCTGGCCGTGCTCAAGCACACCAGGATAATCCAACGCATTAAAGACACGCGCCACTATGTAAAACATCGCCACTGCAGCTACAAAACTGCATGGAGCTGGTCGGAGTTCACACTATGAAATTTAATCCAGATACACACAACACACAAACCGCCGCCATCGGAAACACCACGTTCCAAACTTCTGTATGGATTAGAGACTGGGTTCCATCAGATGGCGAAATGCTAGCCGCCATCATTATCGTAGAAACAGGCACGGCTAGGCTACAGCAAAGCCTTTCAGCAGTTGACGCACAAGCCATGATCAACATTCTTACACAACACATCGAGTACATCAAAGAAGCTGAGCTTGAATTAATTGCAATCGACACCAAGGCTGCAGCATGAGCAAGTTTATTCAAGTAGAAATAGCAGACCTTGCAGCGCTTGCCGACCTGATCTGCGACAGAGACACAGGGAAAGTGCCGCCAACCACTGAAAACATAGGCGCCTGTCATGACTTAATCATGAAAATGATGGGTGAGCATGTTCACAAATACTATGCAGATGATGATGGCACCGAACTACTGGCAGCTCTAAAGACTGCGCGTGAAGTTATTATGCGCCATGCTGCATTTATTGAAGCGAAGGCGTGCATTCCACAAATTGATGCCGCCATTGCCAAAGCCGAGGCCATAGCGTGATCACCGCCCTGCTCATTTTCACCAGCACCTTTGTCCTGGTATTCGCGCTTGGTTTTCAGTCTCTAAATGTGAATAACGGTCACTACAAAGCTGCATTCTTCACCAGTTTTGCGATTGGCCTAGCCAACCTAGTGCTATTCAAAACCGTGCCACAAGCAGACACACTGGATATTTGCGCTTACTTATTAGCCGGACCGTTTGGCATCACAGCCAGCATGCTGGCACACGAGCGAGTCATGAAAAAATGAGAAAGCGTAACAAACATTACAAGCCAAAAGAAAGCGGCAGCACCAGGAACATCCGACTGCTTGCCATGAAAGAAGACTTTGAGGAAATCGAGACCGTATTCAGCCACCTCAAACGCGGTGAAGTTCTCGAGGCCAAAGACCCTAAAAACGGCGAATGGGTGCTGATTTACAAAAAAGCAGACGGCACTATCTGCTACTTATTAAAAGTCGCTACCGAGTGGGTTAACTTCTTTGCAGAGCTCGCAGCGCATTACCTGCCGGACTACAACGATAACGCTATGCGTAAGCTCATAAGCAAGCTGCGCATCGGGCAAACGCTCGATATGCAAACCGTGCTTGAAGCAGAAAAAGTGCTGGATATACAGCGCAGACTATACCTGATGGCAGATGCAAAAGTGTACAACGCCATCGGCTCAAAAGTGGTTGATGACTTTTATGAATATGACGAACGAGGCACAGAGGTAGCAGCATGAAAACCGCAAAAATAAGCACATGTGAAGCCAGAGTAATGCAGGCGCTCAGAGCTGGCCCTATGAACACATCCGAGCTTTTAGACAGGTTCCCTGGCGGCCTTAGGATAGCAAGACTAACAAAGCTTGGTTATGTAGAGAATGATGCTACAGGTTACAAGCTAACAGAGCTTGGTCGCAGCCTATGCCCATCAAGAAGATCTATTGAAAAAGCTGCTTACCTGCCACCAGCTAACACCGCAGCATTAATGCCAGTAAAACCGATTACCACCAAACCAACCATAAAAGTAGAGGCCGCTATGCCACCACATACCAATGTAGCAAAACAGATCCGCGACATCATTATTGAGAACCCCGGCATTGAGCATAAGGCTCTGATTGCAAAAATCACTAACAACTCGACAGATTTTGATGCAACTACAAAAGCGGCCAATATGATCAGCTACGTGCTCAAGCAGGGCGGCTTCAAAAAATGCGATGACCACCTGGTCGGCTCACTGGAAAAAGTAAAACTCTACTACACGAATGAAGCCTTTCTGAAGCGCAAATTAAATGCGCAGAGCCACGTGACAAACAACATCCCAACACCGGAACAGCATCACAAAGCACAAATACCAAAACCAAAGAAAGAAAATCCAATGAATACAAATGCAGCATCAGTAGCAACGCCACAACAACCAGTGATCTCAATCTCATTTGCTATCCAACTGCCAGAAATGCCAAACCAGTTAAAACTGGTAGGACTTAAAAAATCCGATCTGGATGATGCAATAGCATCTGGTGATAGCTATACCGTGGATGTTGCAACCCTAGACGAAACCGCAGTTGAAGCCTTATGCGCCCAATGGGCTGAAAAGTTCAAAGCGCACGTTCAATCAAGAAAGCAGCAGTAAACCTACCTCTAACATCAGGAGATCAGCATGAATGCAACCACACAAATAGATAAAAGCAAGATAGGTATTTACCCTAAATTCCATGTCATCCGCACCGATGGCCAGAGCGCACCAGGACAAAAACATGAGCACTCTGAGTATTTCGTGCTCAACCTGAGCACAGACAAACACGCTATTCCAGCAATCAGTGCTTACGCAAAATCATGCGAAAACGACTTTCCATTATTAGCGACCGATTTGCGCACCATTCTCAGAAACAGCCTGCAAGGCAATGATGAATTTGTAATAGTACCGGAAACTCCCCTACCGAACGGAACAGTGGTACCGAGTTTTCAGGTCGGTAAATACGCCTGCAGCAAATCAGATATCGGCACCGCGATCATCACGGCAGACCGCAAGCCATGGAATTACATTAACTTCCATAACGCAAAACAGGCATGTCTCGATGCCGGCTACTCACTGATCACAGAACTGCAATACCTGGCAATTGCGCATCAGATCGTTAACCAGGATGAGAACTGGACAGGCGGCAAAGTTGGCGAAGGCGAAATCTATCGCGGCATTCACAAAGGCAACGTTAACGAAGCGCAAGACGGCCATTATGAAAGCGAAGAGCCAACAGAGCGTCGCTGGCATGTACTGGCTAACGGTGAACGTGTTTACGACTTCAGCGGCAATATTTACAGCTGGGTATTTGATGACGTTCAAGGTGATGAAAATGGTGTAGTAGCCAAAGCATTCGACAAAGAATCGCCAACCATCACAACTGCACCCTACAAAAGCCGTGAACGCGGCATTGGTGATACCTCTGTTGGCGGCGGCAATTGGTCCGGC